GGCTGTTGCAGTTTGGCAACGAAAAAGGCCGCCTGGAGGGCGGCCTTCCTGTTTCAGCGGAGCGCTGGTGTTATTCGGCGGCCTTCTTCTTCGGCGCGGCCTTCTTCTTGGGCTCTTCCGCGTCGTCGGCCTTCTTGGCGTCGGCCTTCTTGGCGGCGGCTTTCTTCGCCGGCTTCGCCTTGACGGAGGTCTCGTCCTCTTCGTCGTCGGCCATCAGCTCTTCCTTGCTGACCTTGACGTCGGTGACCGAAATCTGACCGAGCAGATGGTCGACCACTTTTTCCTCGAACATCGGCGCCCGCAGCGTGTTCAACGCTTCCGGGTTGTTGCGGTAGAACTCGAAGACTTCCTGCTGCTGGTTGCCCGGATAGCGGCGCACCTGCTCGAACAGGCCGCGCTGCAGCTCTTCGTCCGATACGGTCACGCCGGCCTTCTCGCCGATTTCAGCCAGCACCAGGCCGAGACGCACGCGGCGCTCGGCAAGCCGCAGATACTCGGCACGCGCCTCTTCTTCCGTCGTCTCTTCGTCGGCGAAGGTGCGTCCGGCTGCTTCCAGGTCACGATTGACCTGCGCCCAGATGTTGTTGAACTCGGCGTCGACGAGCTTCGACGGCGCCTCGAACGAATAAGCCGCATCGAGCTGGTCGAGCAGCTGGCGCTTCACCTTCTGGCGTGTCATGGCGCCGAACTGGTTCTCGATCTGGCCGCGTACGACGTCGCGCAGGCGCTCCAGCGACTCCAGGCCGAGGTTCTTGGCGGTCTCGTCGTTGATTTCCAGCGCGCCGGGCTGGGACACTTCCTTGACGGTGACGTCGAAGGTCGCTTCCTTGCCGGCAAGATGCGCGGCCTGGTAGTTCTCCGGGAAAGTCACGGTGACCTGCTTTTCGTCACCGGCCTTGGCGCCGACCAGCTGATCCTCGAAGCCGGGGATGAACTCTTTTGAGCCCAGCACCAGCGGCTGATCGGTGCCCGCGCCGCCATTGAAGGCTTCGCCGTCGATCTTGCCGACATAGTCGATGGTGACGCGGTCGCCATTGGCGGCCTTGCCGGTCTTCGGCTCGTAGCTGCGCGCCGATTCGGCAACACGCTGGACCTGCTCGTCGATCTCGGCATCAGGCACGTCGAACACCTGGCGTGTCACCTTGATGTCGGAAAAGTCCTTGATCTCGATCGCCGGGATGATCTCGTAGTTGAGGCGGAATTCGAAGTCGGCGCCGCCGGCCAGGATCTTCTCGGCTTCCTTCTCGTCCTCGGTCATGATGACTTCGGGCTGCATGGCAGCCTTTTCACCACGCCCGGTAATGATCGAACGGGTCGAATCGTTGAGGATTTCGTTGACCACTTCGGCCATGAACGACTTGCCGTAGACCTTGCGCAGGTGCTGTACCGGCACCTTGCCTGGACGGAAGCCGTTGATGCGGACCTTGTTGCGGGCATCCGAAAGCCGCGCCATCAGCTTGGCTTCCATGTCACCGGCCGGCACGGTGATCTTGATCTCTCGCTTGAGACCGGAGTTGAGCGTTTCGGTGACCTGCATCGTAAAACCTTTGTTTTCACCAATGAGACTGCCACGGCCTCTGCCGTTCACAGCCTGCCGGTATATTCTTGCCGGGAATGGCTTTTGGTACGGAACCTGGCGATTTGACCGAAAACCCGGCTCAAACTCTCCCAAACTGCGTTCCAAAATGTGAATAAGTTCTTGTTTTTCCTACTTCTTATCACATTCTGCAGAAGCGGATCGTCGCGTCCCGTCACATTTGACACGCCTTTTGTCACAGGCGAGGCCAATTTTCAACAGTCTTCGCATCCCGGCGAATAACCAGCATTTGGACCTGACCACATCTTGTCCCTGACCTCTACATCTTGTCTCCGACATTGACAGAATGATGGCCACATGGGATTGCCGGTTCATGCGGATGTGGCGGAACTGGTAGACGCCCTGGATTTAGGTTCCACCCCTAGTCAAATCCGCTACCGGAGCTACCCCACAAAACCCTTACAATTCAAGCCGTTCAGCCCTGCTTTCGAGCCTTAGGGCGGTTATCTCCGTTCTCGGAGTAGATCGCGTGACCTATCGCTCTCGTGGCACGAAAGCTGTGACACGGTGACATGACAGGAGAACGTATGTTCCGCCCCGACGAGACCGAGAGAGCCAGACAGATGGCTGACACCGTCGCCTGGATCACCGAGACGTGCCGGAAGGAAATTCCTGAGGCGGGGCCTTGGGGACTGCGGATTGAGCCAACCATCGTGTTCGATTGGACCGGATTGGCCGAGGTCAAGCGCGCCGTCATCCAGGTGTGGTCCATCGACCGCTGGGTCTGGTGGGTGACCAACGACCTTCACGCTATCAAATGGCAGTACCGTCAGGCCCTGATGCAGCGACACTACGCCGACCGGAGGGCTGCCTGATGGCTGAGAACCGCGAGGGTGTTCACGTCCTGTCCCAGATCAGCGGCCTCCCATACGATCAGGTGAAGCTGCTTCTCTTCAACATCATGCTGAACACGACCGAAGCCCGCCGCGCCGCCCGCTCGCTGGCCGCAGCCATCCTAGGAGAAGCCATTGAACGCGCATTGCTCGACCCTCCATTCCCCTGCCTATCTTCGTCAGGCCAAACTCGAAGTCGAGATGACCGGCCTCGGGACCGCCCGCTACCACTCCTACATCAAGAAGGAAGTCGAGGCTGAGCGTGGCTCCGACATCAAGTCTGGTGGCCACCTCATGCAACAGGTCATCGGACCCATGTCGGCAGCGATCAGCGCCTTCGTGGCCGACGTCTACGCCGGTCGCCCAGGCCCCAAGGCTGTGGCTGCCAAACTCATCCGCAACATGGACCCCCAGGTCGTCGCCTACCTCGCCGCTCGGGCCATCCTAAGCCGCCTCATGCACCGCAGCTCGGCCACCCTGATTGGGGTGTCACGGCTCGTGGCCATCGCGGTCGAGGGTGAAGCCCGGTTCGAGGAGTTCGCCAAGCTGAACCCGAAGCTGTTCGCCAAGATCGCCCGCCACCTGTCCGACGATGGCGCGACGGAGCAGCACAAGCGGACGGTCCTGACCTACTCCATGGGCAAGTACGACATCCCATGGGATCGCTGGTCGAAGCCGGAAATGATCCTACTCGGCTCCAAGCTGACGGAAATCTTCTGCGAGCATACCGGCCTCGCCACCATCGAGCTGACCCAGGCCACCTTCACCGGCCCCTATCGCGAGCAGTACATGGTCTCGATGACGCCCAAGGTCACCGAGTGGATCGGCAAGTCCATCATGAAGGGCGAGCTGCTGCAGCCCTATTACATGCCGACCGTGATCCCACCGAAGGACTGGGACAGCTTGTCTGGCGGCGGCTACCACACCGAGGCAGTGCGCCCGCTCCAGCTCGTTCGTCGGGCCAAGCCAGCGCAGATCAAGCTCCTGAAGGAAGCCCATCTAGGTGCCGTCTATGGCGGGCTTAATGCCATCCAACGGACGGGCTGGGCGATCAACGACAAGGTCCTCGACGTGATGAAGCAGTTCATCGCAGCCGGCTCCGACCTCGCAGGGCTGATCCCGAAGAGGGACATCGACATGCCGGTCAGGCCCGAGGGCATTGACACTGACCCGACCATCCTGCGCGAGTGGAAATGGCAGGCCCGAGACGTCTACAAGGCCAACCTCCAGCGCGCCCAGGATCGGCTCGCCCAGGAACAGCTTGTCGAACTGGCTCAGAAGTTCAGCGGTGATCCCTTGTTCTTCCCACACAACCTCGACTTCCGTGGCCGCGCCTATCCAGTCCCGCTCGGGCTCAATCCACAGGGTCCAGACAACGTCAAGGCTCTCATCATGTTCGACGAGGCTCTGCCGCTGGAAGATGACGGGGAGCGCTGGCTCGCGATCCATGGTGCCAACGTCTTCGGCGTCGACAAGGTCAAGTTCGACGACCGGGTCAAGTGGGTTGAGGAGAACCGGTTCCTCATTTGGGCACAGGCAATTGACCCCTTCGCCAACCTCTGGTGGACCGAGGCCGACAAGCCTTGGTGCTTCCTCGCGTTCTGCTTCGAGTGGCTGGCACTGGACCAAGAAGGTGACGCCTTCAAGTCCCACCTTCCTATCGCTCTCGACGGCTCCTGCAACGGGCTTCAGCACTTCTCGGCCATGCTCCTCGACAGTGTCGGTGGCGCAGCGGTCAACCTGATCCCCGCCGACGAGCCCCAGGACATCTATGCTGTGGTCGCAATGGAAGCGACAGCCGCACTGCGTCGTATTGCCTCCGCAACCGGAGACCTTCCGGTAGAGGAGACGCCTGATCCTGACGACAAGAAGAAACGTGGTCCGACCGAGGCAGAGCGCCGACGCTGGGCTCACGAGTGGCTTCACTTCGGGCTCGACCGAGACCTAACCAAGCGTCCTGTCATGGTCCTGCCCTACGGCGGAACCCCCAGATCGTGCGTCAAGTACGTCGAGCTTGAGGTGAAGAAGCGGATTGCAGACGGCCAGGAACACAACCTGGGGGATGACCTCTCCCGCGCCATTGGGTTCCTCGCCGGCATCATCTGGTCCAGCATTGGTGACGTCGTCATCGCCGCCAAAGAGGCTATGGCGTGGCTCCAGGCTGTCGCGAGGATCATCGCCAAGAAGAACCTTCCGGTCCACTGGACGACGCCCTCAGGCTTCGTGGGCTACCAGAGCTACATGGACACCCGGCACCGCATGATCAAGACGAAGATCAGCGGCTCCACGATGCGCCTCCTCGACCATGAGGAGACGGACGACATCAACCGGGCGAAGCAGGCTACCTCCATCAGCCCCAACTTCGTCCACAGCCTGGACGCCTCGGCCATGATCCTCACGGTGGCCCTTCTCGCCGCTATGGGCATTAGGTCCTTTGCCATGATCCACGACAGCTATGGCACCCACGCCTGCAACACCACCCTGCTTGCGACGAAGCTCCGAGAGGTCTTCGTCCGCATGTATGAGACCAGCCCGCTCACCCACTTCCGTGATGAGCTGGTCGAGAACCTCGGCCCGTCACTCCTCGACGAGCTACCCGAACTTCCACAAACAGGAGACCTCAACCTCTGGCAGATCATGAACAGCGAGTTCTTCTTCGCTTAGACGGCTCCGGTAACGGAGAGACTGACACAACGGAGATTAGGGGCAACAGTGGCCCTACGAAGCCGAAAGGACTGAATATGACGAGAAACATCACCCTAAGGATGGGCGCTGCCGGCCACGACATCAGCGTCGGGTCTGTCACCATCGACCTTGCCGCTGCTTCCAAGACGGAGCGCTACGAGGTTCGCCGAACCCTGATCGAAAGCCTCAAGGCTGACGGCTACTTTGGCAAGAAGGAACAGCGCAAGGCTGTCCACCGCGAGCGTCGAGCATGAGCCTCAGGGAAAGCCTTGAAGTCTTCCTGCTGGTCAACCTCCTCGTGGTCGACGCAGCGGTCATCGTGTCCGTCTGGTGGTTCTTCTCATGAGCATCACTGCGGCCCTGGCTCTCGCAGCCGTCCTCATCCTCATCACCTACTCACTCTCATCTGGAGGCCCCCATGCCCCGGCTTAACCGCGACGTTCTGAACATGGCCGGCCCACGTGAAGTGGCAATGGCCTCCCTCACGGTCCTCGACCGACTGCAGGACTTCCGCCCCGAAATCCAGATCATGGGCGCGGCGGCGGTCTTCCTCGAACTGGCAGCACATCTCGGCATTCCTGCTCAGGAAGCCTTCGCTGCGACCAAGAACCTCATCAACGGCGACGACGGCAAACGGGCCGAGTTCCGCGCCATCACCGCATACCTTCAGGGAGAAATCGCATGAGCAAGTTCAACACTGGTGACACCGTCCGTCGCATCAGGTGCCCCAACGGTGCCGAGGGCGTAGGCCTTCAGATTGGTGAGACGGATGTCGTCACCGGCCACGAGAAGGGCCACTACGGCTACGTCACGACCGCCAAATACGGCGACCAGGGCAACGATCCGGCTAACCTTGAGCTGGTCTCCAGCGCTCCCAAGGTCGGCGACAGCTTCATGGTCACCAAGGTCCCTGAGTATTGGTGGATCAAGCCCGGCATGGTCGGCGTGATCACCGGCCACAGCACCGGGACCTACGCCTTCAAGATCAAGATCGGCACCCAGACGGGCACCTTGAACCCTGAACACTTCGTCGTCGTCCCCAAGATTTATCTCCGGGACATGACAGCGTTCGAGGAGGCTCGTGCTGCCCAGCTTCGTGCCATGAAGGGAACCGTCACCGGCAGGATCATCCGTGACGAGCCGATGCTCTACGGCAAGCCGATTGGGCTCAAGGCCCCCAAGGTCAACAAGCAGGCTCCCATCAAGTCGGTCAAGGTCGACCCGGCAGCCATCCTTGCGCTCCTCACCGACTACGTGAAGGGCACCCTCGGCATCGACGCCCAGGTCACCAAGATCGTCTCCTCGTTCGAGAAGTCGTTCGACCTCGTCCTGAAGGCCGAAGCATGAGCGTCTTCACCCCGTTCCCCAAGCTGTCCCGCCTGAACTCCTCCTGCGTCATCACGGAGAAGCTGGACGGCACCAACGCCCAGATCGTGATCACACCCACGGTTGAGGCTGACGACGTCGATCCCACGGTGATCATCAAGCTCGCCCTGGACGACCAGCCCCACGTCACCATCCGTGCCGGCAGCCGCAGCCGGTGGATCACCCCAGGCAAGGCCACGGACAACTACGGGTTCGCTGGCTGGGTCCAATCGCATGCCATCGAGCTGTCTGGCCTCGGCCTGGGTCATCACTTCGGCGAGTGGTACGGCAACGGCATCCAGATCGGCTACGGCCTGGACGAGAAGCGCTTCGCCCTCTTCAACACCGACCGCTGGGGCACACACAACCCCAACACGCCGGCCATCTGCCACGTCGTCCCGGTCCTGCACCGAGGCGCGTTCTCGGATGAAGCGATCAGCGATGCGATGCACCTCCTGCACGACAACGGCTCAGTCGCCGTCCCTGGGTTCATGAAGCCCGAGGGCATCGTCACCTACGTCCATTCGGCCCGCTCGCTGTTCAAGAAGACCTTCGAACACGACACCGGCAAGTGGAGAGCAGCCGCATGATCCGCCCGACACCAGCCCTCAACGCCGCGATCCTCACATGGAAGCGCGGCTACCCCATCCCAGTCGATCTCTGGGCCAAGCTCACCAATCAGGGGTTCGACGTCGTCGCCCTTGAACGCCGTCATCTCGTCTAATCATCTCCGCAAAAGGACCTCCTCCGCACATGGCAAACGACAACAAGACTGAATACCAGAAGTTCACCACTCCCCGCGTCACCTTCGTCTACCCGAAGCTCAGCGAGCCCGACTACGGCAACGAGAAGTTCCCGAAGCCGGATGGCGAATACTCCACCAAGGCAATGATGTCCCTAGCCGACGCCGAGACATTCTGTGACACCAAGTTCGGCGGCAAGCCGTCGCTGAACGAGCTGTTCGAAGCAGCCGAGCGGAACGCCATCAAGGCCTTCGGCGATCTCGACAAGGGCACCCGCGCCAAGTTCGAGAAGAAGGGCGTCACCGGGCCGGCGATGAACGCGCTGTTCGAGACGATCTACGACAAGGAAACCGAGGAAGACACCGGCAACGTCGCCTTCAAGATGGCGAAGAAAGACTCGGGCGAAGTCAAGAAAGGCCCCCGAGCCGGCAAGCTTTGGTCCTCGCGCCCCGACCTGTTCGACGCTCGCGGCAACAAGATCAAGGGCACCCCAATCATGCAGAATGGTCGCCCGGTCAAGGACAAGGCCGGCAACCCGACCTTCAAGTTCCCGAACATCTGGGGCGGCACGACCGGCAAGATTTCGTTCGCAGTCGGCGACGGCTACTTCATCCCCGGCACCGCAGCCGGTGGCTTGAAGCTCATGCTTGAGGGCGTCCAGCTCATCGAACTGGTCTCCAACGGCTCCCGTACCGGCGCATCGCACGGCTTCGGCGCTGAAGAAGGCGGCTTCGAGTACGACGAGAGCGAACAGGAAGAGGCTGACGACGAGGCTGGAGATCAGACCTCGGACAAGGGCCCGGCTGGTACGCCGGCTGGCGAAGACGACTTCTGATCTTGGCCAACCCTCGCTGGAAGCCCTCGGTGCGGCAAGCTGCTGTCGCCAAGGGTTTCCGCTCGGGGCTCGAAGACAAGGTGTCGGGGGACCTCAACTCCCTCGGCATCACCTACACCTACGAAGCCCATAAGATCACCTATGACGTGCCCGCTCGGAAGGCGAAATACACCCCCGACTTCCTGCTCGACAACGGCATCATCATAGAGACCAAAGGCCAGTTCGTTACGGCCGATCGGCAGAAGCATCTGCACATCAAGGGACAGAAGACCGGGCTCGACATCCGCCTCGTGTTCTCCCGCTCTGCCACCCGCATATCCAAGCAATCGTCCACCACCTACGCAATGTGGTGCGACACCCACGGCTTCCAATACGCCGACAAGTCCATCCCCCAATCGTGGATCGACGAAGCCTCAACTCCTGAGCGCTCGGAAGCCAATCGCATGTTCCTCGAAACTGCAGCTCCAAAGAAAGCGAAATCCAAATGAACAAGCTCATCTCCTTCATCCTCGGCGCAGTCGTCCCCACCACCGCATCGGCAGTCGCCGGCATCACCAAGGCGATCACCAAGCTCGAAGCCGTGTCGGCCCATCATGACCGCAAGGCCCAGCTCATCGACGTCCGCATGGATGTCTTGGAAGCCGCCCAGATCGAGGCCATCGCCCTGCGCGACGAAGCCGCCAAGATCGCCAAGCGCTTCGCAAAGCTGGTGGCATAATCATGAAGATCGCAGCAATCCTCCAGCTCGCTCTGATCGTCGCCGCCGTCTACGGCTGGTTCGCCAACCTGATCGACGTGATCCAGGCTGCCCTCTCGGGTGACGCCTTCACGACCATGCTGATCGTCCGCATCGTCGGCATCCCGGTGTTCATCCTCGGCGCAATCCTGGGATGGTTCTGATGAACGGTCGCACCATCGACCAGTTCTTCACCCTGCTCGTCGGCACCGTGGTCGTCGTGGTGGCCATCGCCATCTCGTTCGCCAACGGCTCGGCCTTCGGTGTCATCGCCGGCCTCGTCGCCCTCTCGGTTGCCTACGTGGTCAACATGATGGGCGCTGCCGGGATCATCAAGAACATCCGCACCTTCCGTGTGGCGACGTTCTTCGCGGTCATCTCGTGGCTGGCCTCGGTCGCCTCGATCATCGCTGCGGCTGTCAGCACCCTCTGACGCCTCGGGGGCACCTTCGGGTGTCCCCACCTCCCTCCCATTCAAGGAATATCAGATGCGCGAACTTCCCGCAGCGACAGCCTATGACGGCTTCCGCGTCACCGCCGCCGAGAATGGTGGCTTCATCCTCAGCCTGGACGACAACAAAGGCCCCGGCTACCAGCTCAAGTTCGAGGCTGCCTTCACGGACGCCGAAGACATGATCGAGTGGATCGCTCGGGAGCTGTCCGTCACCGTGGTCGTCACCCGATGAGCCGCGCCTCAATCTCCCTGAGCGATCTCCAGCGGTATGCCGACAAGCTCCCGAACCGGGCACAGGGCAAATACTACAAGTTCCCCATCCGGTGCATGGAACCAGTCCGCTATCACCATCCCAACGAGATGATGTACGCGGCAGAGTTTCACACCATCGAGTTCCATTCCCGCGAGATCGTGGTCGACGGCTGCCGCGCCCTTGCTTGGTACTATCACGACATCCTCGTGAAGGTGGCCGTATGAAGCGGCCCCAGAAGTCAACCTTCGAGCTGGCTGACGAGGCCACTGACGGTCTCATGACCACGGTGCGTGAGATGATGGACAAGTCCCTCAAGGACAACATCGCCGACTTCGCGAAGGCCAGCCCGAACGTCCTCGACGTCTACGAGGTCGCCAACATGATGCGCTTCATCGGACATCAGACGCTGCTCGCCAGCACCCGCCTCACCATGATCGCCAAAAACATGAAGATCGAGGAGGTCGGTTGAACAACGAGCAGTACGGCCGACACATGGGCTACTTCCAGGCTGCCAACGACGTCCTCAATCTGCTGAACACGATGGAAGAGCGGCGGGTCCCAAAGGCCAAGCTCTACGCAGCAGTGTCCGCGCTTAGGCCACCACTGAGTGAGACTGCCCAGCGTCAGCAGTTCCAGAACTTTGCACGAGACTGACAGCGAGTTCCTTCGCAAAGAGCCCTGCCCAAAGTGCGGCTCCAAGGACAACCTCGCCCGCTACACCGATGGCCATGCCTACTGCTTCTCAGGCGGCTGCAAGCACTACGAACCCGGAGACAAATCATTGGAAACACAGACCGAGGCTCCCGATGAGGAGCAGCGGACGACGGACTTTGTTCATCTCGGGGAACCCTCAGATTGGCCGAGCCGGGGCATCAGCCTGGAGAGCGCGCAGAAGTGGGGCTTCACCCGCTCAGTGTTCTCCAACGGCGATCCAGTTCGTCTGTTCAACTACCGCAACGCCGCACAGCAGCTCGTGTGGCAGAAGATCAGGTTCCCCGGCAAGGACTTCAGGTCCAGGGGAACCAAGGACGATATGTGCCTCTATGGCATGTGGCTCTGGCGTGACGGCGGCAAGAAGATTGTCATCGTCGAAGGCGAGCTGGACGCGATCTCACTCAGCCAGATGCAGGGTCACAAGTGGCCTGTCGTGTCGATCCCCAACGGCGTCGGTGGCGCAGTCAAGGCGCTGAAGAAGAACCTCCAATGGCTTGAGCAGTACGAGGAGATCATCCTCATGTTCGACCAAGACGAGGTTGGCCAGCAGGCGACAGCCGAGTGCTGCCAGATAGCGTTCACTCCAGGCAAGCTCAAGGTCGCCACACTGCCCCTCAAGGACGCCAATGAGATGCTCATGGCGGGCCGCATCAAGGAAACAATCGACGCCATCTGGGGTGCCAAGGTCTATCGACCGGACGGCATCGTAGGCGTGAGCGACATCATGGGCGACCTGATGAAGCCGGTCGAGTGGGGCCTGCCCTGGTGCATTGAGGAGCTGACCCAGCATACCTATGGCCGACGCGCAGGCGACGTCTATGGGTTCGGGGCCGGCACCGGTATCGGCAAGACCGACTTCCTGATGCAGCAGATCGCCTTCGACATCAACGATCTGAAGATGCCCGTTGGCGCCATCTTCCTCGAACAGAAGCCCGTCGAGACTGCCAAGCGCGTTGCTGGCAAGCTGGCCGGTCGGATGTTCCATGTCCCAGATGCGGGCTGGACAGTCGAGGAGCTGACGCGGGCTGCCGGTGAGTTGGACGGGAAGCTGTTCTTCTACGACAACTTCGGCCAGACCGACTGGGACATCATCAAGGGCCACATCCGCTACATGGCGGTGACCCTAGGGCTCAAGCTGATCTACCTCGATCACCTGACCGCCCTGGCTGAGGACAACGAAACCCTCGGCACGATCATGAAGGAAATGGCTGGGCTCGCGAACGAGCTGGGCATCATCATCCACTTCGTCTCCCACCTCACGACACCTGAAGGCAAGCCCCACGAAGAGGGAGGCCGCGTCATGGTCCGACACTTCCGTGGCAGCCGAGCGATCGGCTTCTGGTCCTACTTCATGTTCGGCCTCGAAAGGGACCAACAGAACGAAGATCCGATTATCGCCACCACCACCATCTTCCGCATCCTCAAGGACCGATACACGGGCCGCTCGACTGGCAAGACCATCAACCTGGGCTTCGATCAGGAGACCGGTCGGCTGTTCGTGCGTGAGGACGACCCCTTCGCACCGAAAGGCCCCTTCAAAGATGAGACAATCGACCCTGAGTGCCCATTCTAAGGCGACTGGATGAAACTACAGACCGCTGTCTTCGACGTGGAGACAGACGGCCTGATACCCGAGATGACCCGCATCCACTCGCTGGTCATCAAGGAAGTCGAGACGGGAACTATCTGGTCATGCTTCGACAAGATGGGTTCCAAGCACAGCATAGCCTTCGGGCTAAAGCTGCTCGAAGAAGCCGAGACCATAGTCGGCCACAACATCCAAGAGTTCGACATCCCCGCCATCCAGAAGCTGCACCCTTGGTTCCTCCCAAGGGGCATCGTTCGGGACACCCTGATCCTGTCGCGCCTCATCTGGGCCGACCTGACAGATGCCGACTTCCGGCGTTCCGACATGCAGAAGCGGAGGGGCCTCAAGTGGATCGAGCCCTTCATGTTCGGTCGCCACTCTCTGCAAGCCTGGGGCCAGCGCCTCGGCAAGTGGAAGGGCGACTACGGCGAGATCAAGAAGGCAGCCGGCAAGGCCCTCGGGCTCGAAGGTGCTGATCTCGTGGCGTTCGTCTGGGGCACATGGTCCCAGGACATGCAGGACTACTGCGTTCAGGACGTCGAGGTCACGGCTGAGTTCTGGGCGCGATGCCTGGGCAAAGGCTTCTCGGAAGAGAGCTGGAACCTTGAGCATGACGTTCGGCGCATCATCAGCCGGCAGGAGAAGTACGGCTTCGCGTTCGATGAGGCCGGCGCTGCTGTCCTCTACTCCACCCTGGCGCAGGCTAAGGCCGACCTAGAGCGTGAACTCGCCCTGGTCTTCAAGCCTTGGTATCGGAACAAGGGCCAGCGGTCCTCCCAGTTCGACCGCACCATGGTCCAGAAGCAGCACCCCATCCTCGGCTACGAGGTGGACAAGAAGGGTGCCTTCAAGATCACCAAGAAGACCGGCGAGAAGAAGCCGATCTACGTCCAGTGCCAGTGGGGAGCCGGCGACCTCTACACCGACGTCAAGCTCATGCCGTTCAACCCCGGCTCGAGAGATGACATCGCTGATCGCCTGAAGCTGCTCTACGGCTGGCAGCCTTCGGAGTTCACCAAAGACGGCAGCCCCAAGGTCGACGACGAGACCCTGCAGGCCCTGCCCTGGCCCGAGGCCAAGCTGCTCACCCGCTACCTGATGGTTCAGAAGCGGATCGGCCAGCTCTCGGACGGCAAGGAGGGCTGGCTCCGTCACGTCCGCAACGGTCGCATCCATGGGCGCATCAGCACCAATGGCGCGGTCACCGGGCGGATGACCCACAGCAAGCCGAACATCGGTCAGGTGCCAGGCATCCACGACAAGAAGACCGGCGCGCTCATGCCCTACGGTCGGGAATGTCGTGAGCTGTTCATCGTCATCAAGGGCAAGGTGCTGGTCGGCTGCGATGCTGACGCACTGGAGCTGCGCGACCTCGCTGGCTACATGGCCCGCTACGATGCCGGCGCGTACATCAAGACCGTCCTCGAAGGCAACAAGGCCGATGGCACTGACATGCACACACTCAACGCTGCGGCGCTTGGGTGTACGCGTGAGCAGGCCAAGACTTGGTTCTATGCCTTCATCTACGGCTCCGGTGACGCCAACCTGGGTGCCATCCTCGGTGCCCATTCGTCGAAGCAGATGTCGGTCGGCAAGACCTCGCGAGCCAAGTTCCTCGCGGCCCTGCCCGCCCTCAACGATCTGATCAAGGCGGTCAAGAAGAAGTGCCTCCAGACCAAGCAGCTCAAAGGGCTTGATGGTCGCATCCTCTCCGTAAGGTCACCTCACTCCGCCCTCAACACGCTCCTGCAGTCTGCCGGTGCTATCCAGATGAAGCGGGCTTTGGTGATCCTCGACAACAACCTACAGGCCCTCGGGCTTGTCCCCGGCGTCCACTATGAGTTCGTCGCAAATGTCCATGATGAATGGCAGATCGAGGTCGATGAAGATAAGGCCGAGCTGGTGGGAAAGACTGCTGCTGAAGCAATCCGCCTCGCTGGTGAATATTACAACTTCCGCTGCCCCCTCGCGGGCAATTCCTCGTTCGGACAGAACTGGGCGGAAACACACTAAAGCCTCCCAGAACACCCCCGGCCACGTCTACGTCGCAGTCAATGCAGCGTGGCCGGGGCGGTGCAAGGTTGGCCTCGCGAAGGACCTCAAGAACCGCCTTCAACAAATGAACACGAACGACCCCGACCGGGCGTATCGCTTCCACGAAACGAGGATATTCGATGATCGCAAACAGGCTGAGACACTTCTTCACGAGCTGCTGGCTGGCTATCGCATCCCCGGCACCGAGTGGTTCGAGCTACATCCAGACGATGCAGCCGGTATGCTACGGGGGTTCCATCGCCGGCATGTTGCGCTGGACCGACCAGCAGGCGATGAACAAGGTCCTGCATGACAAGTACGGCATCGCGTCGTGAGGATCAAACCCGCCGCCCGATACAAGACACGCGCTGGTCGCCGAACTGCGGTGGTCCTCTACGCCATCCCTGGCGTTCCAATTGGCATCCTCATCGGGGCCATCATGGGCATCGCGGCAACAGTGGTTGAACTATTCCAAGTCATCCGCTCGACGTGGCGCAAATGAGCGGCCACAACACACTCCGCTCTGCCAACACCGCTCGCAACATCGAGTGGCTCGACGGCACACCACCTCTCAGCCTGTCCTTCCGTGGCAACGAGCTGGCCGGCGAAGTCGGTGAAGCCTGCAACGTCCTAAAGAAGCTGGAGCGCGCGCGCCTCGGTCTCAAGGGTTCCCGTGACACCGTCGAGCATCTGGCTGAGGAGCTGGCTGACGTCATCATCTGCTGCGATCTGATCGCCATGGATATGGGCATCAACCTCAACAAGGCCGTGTCCGACAAGTTCAACGCCACATCCGAGAAGGTCGGGCTGGCCACGCGGTTGTTCCTGTGAAGTTCCTCAAGGACGTCATGAAGGATGCCCTCTGGGGTGACCATCCAGACTTCGTCACAATCTCTGACGAGATCACCGACAACGGTCGATGGAGCATCCACCACCGCTGGGTCTTCCAGTACGGCGGGAAGTTCTATGAGACCCGCTACAGCGTCGGCGCAACCGAGAGCCAGGACGAGCGTCCGTTCGAGTACGACGGGGAGTATATCGAGTGCCGTGAAGTGAGACCGGTCGAGAAGACCGTCGTGGTCTACGAATGAGGTTCGTCATCAAGGATGTAGACACCGGCCACTACCTCCTAAGCATGTTCGGCGGTCTCAGAGCCCGCAACGCAGACATCAACGAAGCCGAAGTGTTCCCCTCCAAGATCACCGCAGGCGTCGTCGCCGACCATCACACGACCCGCGCCTACCGCTACTGCGTGGTGCCCGTCATCCTAACCGAAGGAACCACATGAGAACACTTCTGATCGACGGGGACATCCTCGTCGTGTCAACCGGAGCTGCCCTGGAGACTGAGACCGACTGGGGAGACGACGTCTGGACGCTCACCTGTGACGTGGGCGAAGTCAAGAAGACCATCATGGCGACTATCGCCCGCATGGAGAGAGACCTTGAGGCCGATGCGTCGGTCATCACCCTGTCCAAGGGCAACGTCTTTCGGCACGACATCTACCCGGCATACAAGGCTGGCCGCTCGCGCAAGCCTGTCGGAACAGCCGAGGTCAAGCGCTGGCTGATCGAAGAGAAGGGCGCGAAGTTCAAGCCCGGTATCGAGGCCGACGATGTCATGGGCATCCTGTCGACCAACCCTCGCCTGATCAAGGGCGAGAAGATCATCTGCTCTGCCGACAAGGACATGAAGACCATCCCCGGCCTGCTCTATCAGAACGGCGATGTCATCGAGATCAGCCAGGAAGAGGCCGACAAGAACTGGCTCTTCCAGACCCTGACCGGCGACACCACGGACGGCTATCCCGGCTGCCCTGGTCTCGGCCCGGTGACCGCCTGGGCTGCCCTCTCGGAGAACCTCGGGTGCGAGCAATTCACGCATGAGTTCAAGCGAGGGCCACGCAAAGGTGAGACCGAGCTGCAGTGGCGTCCAGTCGTCATGGCAACCCAATGGGAAGCCGTGGTCAGCCAGTTCATCGCAGCCGGCCTGACCTTCGACGACGCCCTGCTCCAGGCCCGCCTCGCCCGCATCCTCCGCAACGACGATTACGACCATGTCAAGAAGGAACCCATCCTATGGACGCCAACTCTTTGAACAGGCCTGCCTCCTCCCAGGTAGCCCGTGATGTCCGAGCGGCTGTCGATGCCTCGTACACCTCCACGGACACCAAGCTGAAGCCGACCCTCTACCTCGACCTCGACGGTGTTCTGGCTGACTTCGACAGCGCAGCCTATCGTGCCCTCGGTGGCGACCACTACAAATACGAGTTCATCTATGGCCCGAAGATGCTCTGGGCGCGCCTCGACGCCATCCCCGACTTCTTCGAGAACTTCCCACTCATGCGCGACGGGGCCTTCCTGTGGAACGCGGTGTCGCACCTCAACCCTATCATCCTCACCGCGCTGCCAAAGACCGGTGGCGAGGAAGTTGACAGGCAGAAGCGCGCCTGGGTCGCCCGCGAGCTGGGCACCGATGTTGGTGTCATCACCTGTGAGACCAAGGACAAGCCCGACTACTGCAAGCCGGGTGATGCTCTGGTCGACGACCGTTGGCTGAACAAGCTCCGGTGGTCATCCAAGGGTGGGCACTTCGTCCATCACAGCGGTGCCGAGACCACGCTCGCTTCACTCAAGCGTCACGGCTTCATCCTCTGATGGCATCCAAAGTCATCGCCTTGTCGGGTCCTGCGGGGTCCGGCAAGTCAGAAGCTGGCCGGTATCTCGTGGACGCCCACGGCTACCAGTCAGTGAAGTTCGCAGGCCCCCTGAAGAATATGCTCAGGGCGTTCTACCATAGCGTCGGCCTGGAAGACCTAGATCAGATCGAGCGCCGGATCGAGGGGGACCTCAAGGAGGAACCCTGCAAGTACCTCAATGGTGCAACTCCGCGATACGCAATGCAGACCCTGGGCTCCGAGTGGGGCCGTCAACTCATGAGCGACGACTTCTGGATCAGGAGCTGGGAGCGCAAGGTCGACAGCATCGAAGGCCCTGTGGTCACCGATGACTGCCGGTTCGAGAATGAGGCCGAGACGGTCATGGCCGCTGGTGGTGAAGTCGTTCGGCTGCACCCCAAGGTCTTCCGGCGCGGCACCTCCAGCCACGCTTCGGAGTGCGGGATCAGCAGCGACTGGGTCAACCATGTCGTGACCAACGACGGAAGCATAGCCGACTTGCAGGACAAGATGTTGGAAATCATCGAGCCCATGCATGTCGTCACGTTCGGAACTCTCGGAAGTGAATAGGGACAACAGTGGCACTACGGAGGGGTTCATTCCACCTCCTGTAGTCTCTCGGGATGTTATCGATGCGCTTAGGCGTATCTTTCCCAACACCCTCCCGAAGAACCTAGAGATTTCCGACCGTGAGCTTGGGGCTTTGATCGGAGAGCAGAGGGTCATTCAATTCCTTCAAGGCTCCCTCCAAAATCAGGAAGACGAAGCAATCCCCAATGTGCTTAAGCAAACCTAAGATCGAGAAGCCGGATGCGGTTCAGCCGCCCCCGCCGATGATCGCTGTACCCAAGGCTCCCGTCCTGAACGACACCACCCGCACGGCTAACACCGATGCTGGCAAGGCTGCTCGCGCTCGGACAGGCCGATCCTCCCTCACCATTCCCCTGGCCGCTGGTGCCACTGGCATCAACATCCCGAGGTAATATTTGTCCGACACGGAAGTCGTTTCCGCGAAGGCTCTATACGAAACACTGGCCACTGAACGAGACCCGTATATCAAGCGGGCCATCAGGGCTGCAGAACTCACCGTCCCCTACCTGTTCCCTAAGGTTGGCACGACGGGTTCGACCACGTTCGTAGAGCCCAACCAAAGTCTTGGCGCTCGTGGACTTAGGCATCTGGCTTCAAAGCTCCAGGTCGCCCTGTTCCCGGTCAACGCCCCTTTCTTCAAATATGAGATTGATGACTTCGCCCTGCAGAACTTGGCCCAGGCCGACGACAAGCGCGGCGAGATCGAGAAGGCACTGAGCGCCCGCGAGCGAGCAGTCCTGTCCGAGATGAACGGCTCCATGTTCCGTCCGGTGTCGTTCGAGGTGTTCCGTCAGCTCCTGCTGGCCGGCAACTGCCTCCTGCACATCCCCAAGAAGGGGAAGCCGAGAGCCCACCGCCTGTCATCCTATGTGGTGCAGCGCGACACATCCGGCACCGTCCTCGACATCGTCATCCTTGAGACCACGGCGCGCACCTCCCTGCCGCCTGACATCATGGCCAAGATCAATTCCATCCCCGGAGCCGCTGAGGCCAAGAGGGATGCGAAGGTCGACATCTACACGCACATCACCCTCGACGAGACTGGGCAGAAGTACACCGTCACCCAGGAGATCGAGGGCGTTCCAATCGACGGCGAGAGTGCCGGCTCCTACCCCAAAGACAAGCTGCCCTGGATACCCCTGCGCTTCACCTACATCGAAGGCGAAGATTATGGCCGAGGGTTCATCGACGAGTACATCGGCGACCTGAACAACCTCGACACACTCACCGCAGCCCTACGTGACGGCACCATTCAAGGGGCCAAGGTCATCTGGCTGGTCGCTCCCAACTCCACGGTCAAGCCTAAGCAACTCGCAGATGCCGCTAATGGTGGCTTCGTGCAGGCTGAGGCCAACGCTGTAGTCCCGCTTCGGCTGGACAAGCAGTCCGACTTTGCCGTTGCCGAGCGCATGATTGGCTCGATCACCGAACGCCTCCAGCTCGCCTTCCTTCTGCACAGTCAGAGACAGGGTGAACGGGTCACGGCAGAGGAGATCAAGTTCGTTGCCGGTGAACTGGACCAGGGCCTGGGTGGCGTCTATTCGCTGCTCGCCGAAGAGTACCAGCAGCCCGTCGCAGTCCTCTACTCCGCTCGGATGGAGTTCACTCGCAAGGTTCCGCCGCTCCCCAAGGAAATCACCAACACGACCATCGTGACTGGCATTGACGCCCTGGGCCGTGGGTCTGACCTCCAGAAGCTCGACACCCTCATCGCCGGCTCCAGCCAAGTTGTTGGACCCGAACAGGTGGGCCGCTACCTCAACGTCGGGGAATACTTCAAGCGCCGTGGTGCCTCCATTGGCATCGACATGGGCGGCTTGATCAAGTCCGACGAGGAAATCCAAGCAGCCGATCAGGCAGCCCAACAGCAGCAGATGATGCAGCAACTGGGTCCTCAGGCAATCGCTCAGATGGGCGGCATGGCCAAACAACAGATGCAGAACAACGCCACTGAAGGAGAACCCAATGGCTGACGAAACAGAGACTGAAGGCGCGGGCGGCTCGACTGCTCCTGCCCCTGAGACCAAGGGTGCCAATGGCCCCGCTGGCCCGACATCGGCTAAGGGCAAGACCCCGAAGCTGAGCCCGAAGCAGACGCTGCTCGATAGCGGCTCGATCTACACGGCTCACTGA